TTATGGATTCTGCAAGAGATGCAGTTAAAAAATTTAGAACTAAAGCAGCTTCTGAAGCAATGAAAAGAAAACCTACTTCTTCTGGTTCATCTACAAAAGATATTTTTAAAAGTTATGGTAAGTATGACGGTAAACCAATTGAATTAAAAGATGGTGGTAGAACTAAAAAAATGACTGAATCTCAAAAGCAAGCTGCTAAAGATGCTCCTGAAAAAGTTAAAAGTTTTGTTAAAGGTTTTATTAAAAGATCTCCTTTAAATATTAAAGGTGCTATTGAAGGTTATGCAGGTTTAGCTAAAGATATAAAAAATCGTATGGGTAAAAAAATGGGTGGATCTTTAAAACCTGTAGACAAAAATAAAAATCCAGGTCTTGCAAAACTTCCAACTCAAGTTAGAAATAAAATGGGTTATATGAAAGACGGTGGTAAGGTGATGAGAAAAGCTGGTTTAAATGTTGGTGAAACTTTAAAACAATTTAAAGACCTTATGACAGGTAGCAAAGATTCTAAAATGTCAAAACAAAAAGAAGGTTTAAAAAAACAAATAGCTGAAGCAAAAGCTCAAACAAGAGATAGAGCTAAAGTTAAAAAATAAGGAGAGGTAAATAATGGCAAACAGATTATACAATAAACAAGTTACTCCTAAAGGATACAAAGAAGGTGGAACTGTAAGATCATTCATTGGTAAGATTAGAAAAAAACTTGCACCAACTTTTGGTGAACAATTTTCAAAAGCAAAAAAAGAAGGTAAGAAAACTTTTACATCTACTAGAGATGATAAGACTAAAGGTAAATTAGAGTATTCAACAAAGACAGCAGCAGAAGTTAAAAAAGAAAAACAAAGAATGTCTGACAGAGAAAGAGCTAGTGTCGGAGATACTAGTAAACAACTTTCTGAAAAAGGTGCAGCATTTAAACTTGCTAGAAAAATGGGTAAAGATACTTTTACTCACAAAGGTAAAAAATATTCAACTTTATTAAAAGGTGAAAAGCCTAAGAAAAAAATGCCAGAACTTTCTGGTAAGACTTCAGAAAAAATAAAGAAATTTGTAGGAGCATAATATGGCTAAACTCTGTGCAAGAGGAAAAGCTGCTGCTAAAAGAAAGTTTAAAGTATACCCATCTGCTTATGCTAATATGTATGCATCTGCAGTTTGTTCTGGTAAAGTAACACCAGGCGGTAAAAGACAAAAGAAAGCTAAAGGTGGACTTTGTACAAAAGGAATGGGTAGAGCTTACGGAAAGAATTCATAATGGCTCAAGGAGGATTACGTAAATGGGTAGCAGAGAAATGGGTAGACATTGGAGCGCCAAAGAAGAACGGGAAATATCAACCGTGCGGGAGATCGAAGGGGAGCAAAAGAAAATATCCAAAGTGCGTCCCACTTGCAAAAGCCACACGGATGACAAGCTCGCAAAAGGCGAGTGCTGTCAGACGAAAAAGAGCTGCAGGTAATCCTGGCGGTAAACCAACAATGGTAAAAACATTTGCAAAAAGAAAATGAGAAAAGCAGATAGACAACCACCTAAAACTAAAAAATATTTCAGACCTACAAAGTCTGGCGCAGGGATGACAAAAGCTGGGGTCGCCCGATATAGAAGAGAAAATCCTGGCTCAAAACTAAAAACAGCGGTCACTGGCAAAGTTAAGGCAGGATCCAAAGCTGCAAATCGACGTAAGTCGTACTGTGCAAGAAGTGCAGGTCAAATGAAACAATTTCCAAAGGCTGCAGCTGATCCCAATTCAAGACTTAGACAGGCTCGTAGAAGATGGAAATGCTAAATGCAATTAGAAACAGTTGTTAGAAGATTAATCAAATTTTTAAACGAAAGAATCGATTCTTTGTCTATTAACGTCACTTCTGGTGGGGTTGACAGTATGGAGAATTACAAGTATATAATAGGTCAAATAAACGCCCTAGAGGCAACTAAACAGGAAATCTCTAACCTGCTAGACGATAAGGAGCAAAATGAAACTAAGGGAACAGTCATCGAAATCAAGTCAAAAAATAATAATGCCTGACAATGAATTAGTTGGGGTTAAAAAAACAGAAGATAAAAAAGAAGAATCAGATAAAGCAAAAATTCCAAAACCGACAGGTTGGAGACTTTTAGTTTTACCTTTTAAGATGAAGGAAAAAACTAAAGGCGGAATCGTATTGTCCGAAACTACATTAGAGAAGCAACAAGTTGCATCACAGTGTGGTTTAGTATTAGCTATGGGTCCAGATTGTTATAAGGATAAGGAGAGGTATCCCGATGGTCCATGGTGCAAGGTCAATGATTGGGTGATGTTTGCAAGGTATGCAGGATCACGAATCAAAATAGATGGTGGCGAGATTCGTCTGCTAAACGACGATGAAGTTTTAGCAACAATTGATAGTCCAGAGGACATCTTGCATGAGTTCTAAAAACATAGGAAGGAGACGCTATGCCAGAAGAAAATAAAACTGTTGATATAGATACATCGGGCCCTGGTGCAGAAATTGATCTGCAGGAGGATAAACAACAAGACGAGAATAATATCGAGGTAGAAAATGAAACAGTTGAAAACAGTACTGAGTCCAATAACACATATGAGGAATCTAGTGAGCAGTTGGGTGTTCAGTCTAACGAAGAAAATAAAAAAGAAGAAATAAAAAAGGAAGACGAAAAATTAGAAGAATATAGTAAAGGTGTTCAATCTCGAATTGCAAAACTTACTCGTAAGATGAGGGAAGCAGAGAGAAGAGAACAAGCTGCTATAGAGTATGCTAAATCTGTTGAAGAAAAAAGAAGAGAGATGGAGTCTCGTTTCCAAAAAACAGATTTAGATTACATAAATAAATTTGAGAAAAACATTACGACTGGATTAGAATCTGCAGAGCGAGAACTTGCAGCGGCTATTGAAAATCAAGATGCTAAAGCTCAGATTGCGGCGAATAAAAGGATAGCTGAACTAACCTTTGAAAACGCTAGACTACAACAAGTAAAACAAAGCAGAGAACAGGTTAAAGACGAGAAACCTGTTTCTAACTTTGAAAGTGGACAAATTCAACAGACTTTATCTGATGATATACCTACACCAGATCCAAAAGCAGAGGCTTGGGCTTCTAAAAATACTTGGTTTGGTTCAAATAGAGCTATGACAAATACCGCTATTGAACACCATAAGGATTTGGAAAATGAAGGTTATGACACTCGTTCTGACGAATATTATCAAGAAATTGATAAGAGAATGAGAATTGACTTTCCTTCTAAATTTGGTAAAACAACAGAAGAGAAATCGTCTACTCCCGTGCAAACGGTTGCATCTGCTCAAAGAAGCGTAAAACCTGGACGCAAAACTGTGAGACTCACTTCTTCTCAAGTAGCAATAGCTAAAAAATTAGGAGTGCCACTCGAAGAGTACGCAAAACAACTAAAAACCACGAAGGAGGCATAAGCGTATGGAAAATGATAACACAAAAACTTCTCGTGCGAGTCAAACTAGGTCTAAAACTGAAAGACCAAAAGTTTGGGTCCATCCGTCAGCTCTAGATGCACCCCCTGCACCTGATGGTTTCAGGTACAGATGGATAAGAGCAGAGAGCGTTGGATTTCAAGACACTAAAAACGTATCTGGAAGATTAAGAGAAGGATACGAATTAGTTCGTTCTGAAGAAATCGAAAACGCATCTGACTATCCAGTTGTCGAAGACGGCAAATACAAGGGAGTCGTTGGGGTTGGAGGCCTTCTACTTGCGAAGGTACCTGAAGAGATCGCGAAGCAAAGACAAGCTTATATGACTGATCGTCATAAACAGCGAGACGAAGCCGTAAGAAACGATTTATTAAAGGAGCAAGACCAGAGGATGCCAATCAATGTTGATAGGCAATCTCGTGTAACCTTCGGTGGTACTAAGAAATAATTTTTTAACTATTTCTAGATCACTGATTTAAATTAAACCGTATCTGTCTCTTGAGACAGATGCATAAGGAGAACAACTATGGCAAATAGAAACACACAAGGTTTTGGTTTGATTCCTGCAGGAACGCTTGGTTCAACACCAGCGACTTCTGGTCAGGGCAAATACAAAATCGATGCGGGTTATGGTACTACTATATACAATGGTGGTGCGGTTGCTTCTGATGCTGGGTACATTATCGAAGGTCAGGGAACTGATACTCCGATTCTTGGTGTATTAAACGGAATCTTCTACAACGCGGCTACAACTTTAAAACCGACGTTTTCGAACTTCTATAAAACACCGATTACACCAGCGAACTCAGAAGATATCGACGCTTTTGTATTCGATAACCCACAACAACAATATGTAGTAGCAATTGACGGTGCATTAGCACAGTCTGGTTATTTAGAGACGTATGACATGAACGCATCAGCTGGAAATGATTCCACTGGTAGGTCTACATCTACTTTAGATAACGACGATACATCTGCAGATGCAGCTTCATGGAGATTATTAAGATCTGCTGAAGACCCTGAAAACGATGAAAATGCGGCTTTCAGATCTGTGGTAGTAGTTGCTAACTTAATTGAACTACAATCGTAATAGGAGAATAGGAGATAAATTATGGCTATATCACGATCACAACTAGTTAAAGAACTAGAGCCAGGATTGAATGCACTATTCGGCCTGGAATATAAAAGGTATGAAAATCAGCATGCTGAGATTTATACTACAGAGTCATCTGACAGAGCTTTTGAAGAAGAAGTTATGTTATCTGGCTTTGCAAACGCACAAGTAAAAGGTGAAGGTGCAGGCGTATCTTTTGACGAAGCACAAGAAACTTTTACAGCTAGATACACTCATGAGACTGTAGCTTTAGCATTCGCGATCACTGAAGAAGCGATCGAGGATAACTTGTATGACAGACTTGCGTCTAGATATACAAAAGCTTTAGCAAGATCTATGAGTAACGCTAAGCAAGTAAAAGCTGTTGAGCCTCTAATTCAAGGTCTTCCTTCAACGGATAACTTTGATTCAGGTGATGGTGTTTCTTTATTTAACACTGCTCACCCAACAGTGGCTGGAACTTTTGCTAACACTTTAGCAACTCAAGCTGACTTAAACGAAACTTCATTAGAACAATCGCTAATCGACATCGCTGCGATGACTGATGAAAGAGGTTTAAGAATTGCTGCTAGAGGAGTAAAAATGATTATTCCTTCTGAGCTACAATTCACAGCTGAGAGATTGATGAAGTCTCAAGGCAGAACAGCTACAGCTGACAACGACATCAACGCAATCGTATCTATGGGTATGATTCCACAAGGATACAGAGTTAATAACTACTTAACTGACTCTGATGCGTTCTACATTTTGACAGACATTCCAAATGGAATGAAAATGTTCCAAAGAGCTCCATTGACAACTGCAATGGAAGGGGACTTTGATACTGGAAATGTAAGATACAAAGCTAGAGAAAGATACTCTTTCGGAGTTTCTGACCCTAGAGGTATCTTCGGTGTTGAAGGTGCGTAATCAATAATATTTATGGGGCCGCCTTAAAACGGCCCCATTTACAATATAAACGGTGAGATTCATGAGAAAATACTTAGTACAAATATTTACAAAATATCTTCAAACAAAGTTTGAAATTGAAAGCAATAAAGACATTAATACAATAGAAGAGCTTCATCCACATATCATTGACTTTCTAGGAAAATCTGATATAAAGTGGGAAAAAAATGATTTACAATATACAAGTACTGTGAATGATTTTTATATAACCTATGAGGAGGTTAACAATGGCTCAACCAAAGATGGTGTTGTTCGCGAGGAAAATACAGTTCGAGTCTAAATGGAATGAACTGTTTTTAAAGAACGGCGGAAAAATAA